ACTTCTAAATCATTTCTAATTGATCATCCCACTCAAACAGGTAAGAAGCTTATGCATGCCTGTATTGAGGGTCCAGAAAATGGGGTTTACTTTAGGGGCAAATCACAAGATCCTGTTATAGAAGCTCCAGAATATTGGTCTGGATTAGTTGACATAGATTCAATGACAGTTGATGTCACTCCAATAGGCCCGAACCAAAGTATTTATGTTGATAGAATAGAAGATAATGGAGATGTTTATGTGGGTGCTAACACTGACGAACCACTTAATTATTTTTATGTCATCTATGGAGAAAGAAAAGATATAGATAAATTAGAAATTGTAAAAGACTCACCTTCTACTCTTGAGGATGAAAGTGGTATTCACGAATAATTGATTAGAATTTTAAGTATATTTTAATATATTTAAAGTATGCTTGATTACATATTTTTGACTCCCATAGCTAATGGGATGACTGGCAATATTGTTCCGCAATATTTAAAATTACAATCTTGGTGTGATAAAAATAACTCAGCTATACTTACTTGCCATAGATTGTTTCTAAACTTTGCCCGTAATTACCTTGCAACAGGAGGAAAAGGTTTTGTCGATACTAGGCCGCCAGATGCAGAGTGGTTATTTTGGATTGATTCTGATATACAGTTTTCTATACAACAAATAGAAGCATTAATTAATGTTCCTGATGAACATAAGTTTGTGACAGGATGGTACTGCTCTAATTATGGGGATCAAGCCATGGTTGGTAACTGGGATGAAGATTTTTTTAGAAGGCATCATCACATGCCTTTTACTTCTGCTAAATGGTTACAAGAGGCTGGAGCTATGAACCCAAATAAGCTAGTTGAAGTAGATTGGTGCGGGTTTGGATTTACTAAGGTACATAGATCAATTTTTGAAAAAATGAAGTACCCTTACTTCCCCTTAAATTATGCAAATATAACTGATTGTAACGACGGTAAAGGCGGAAAATTTGAATTAAATGACTTGAGTTTTGAGGATGTAAGTTTTTGCCAGAATTGCTACAAAGATACAGGAATCAAACCAAAAGTATTGGCTCCTTTAAGAGTGGGGCATTACAAATCATTTTTCGTTTGATCTGTAACTCTAAATGCCTGGAAATGAGGGGTTTTTCCATCACTAAAATCATTCTTAAAAATACAAATTGGTATCGTTTTACCATCAACGACAATATTGCCAGATAAAAAAGTATTTCCGTTAGACTTTTTCTTGGTCCAAAACGCTCCCATCTTGTTCTGGTTCCACTTGGATGGTTTTTTCTTTGAGTAATTCGATGAAGTCTCTTTTTGCATAATGTGGCAGTGATTTATATTGTGATTTAAGTTTCCTGTAAACCCTTCTTGTAAATGGATTCATAGGAGGGCAAATTTTTCTTAGTTGTTTAGCAACTCTTCCGTTCATAATTTAGCTATATATGTTTCTGAATCTTTTAAAAAGCCAATTTTTTTATAAAAATTGGTAATCTTCTCTGATTTTTCATGATTAGAGACTGACGACATCATTATATACTTAAAATCATTATTTCTAGCAAATTTCAAAGCTTTTGCAAATAATATATAACCAACTCTTGGATTAGCAGAAGCCCAAACATATTCACTAAAAATTTTTTGACCAAACTTTTCATTTTTATTATTAAGAAATGATATAACAGCATCATAATTGCCATTATCTGATAAATTAGCCCAGCAAAAAAAATCCCACGTAAGTACTTTAGTGTTTGCAAACGCTGTTATTATACTATCTTTATCATGAGGTAAAAACAAGTGATAATTTGTTTTATCTTTCTCTTCAAAAAGATTGTAAATGTCATTTACTACTTTTTTAAAATCTACAGGATTGACAATTCTTTTTATCACTTAGATTTAAGTACTGGTATCAACTTCCTGGCCTCTTTTGCTGATATATCAGAATAAGAGGACCAATTTTTAGCCTCTTCATTACGATATTTTTCTTCTTTCCAAAGATCTCTTAACAAATTTTTAAAAGCTTCAAATGAATCTACTCCATGTTTATCCCTGAGTATTTTTTCAAGCAATCCTGTTGGTGTGATAGCTGGAGCATCATACTCAACAGTGGTAGAATTATCGGCCCCTTTTGATTTATCTATCTCATCTGCCCCAACAATATGAACATTTAGATAATTTCTTACACACCTAACAAAAGCACGATTACAAGCGATTGTTTCTAAAAATTTAATGCAAAAATCATCAGTATTTGACTTTGTTGCATTAGCTATGTCTACATAAGTTGTGGTAAAATCACTTACGGTTTCATAATTATTGCACCAACATATAGTGCATTTAGCTGTTACATAGTTTTCAGAAACATTTTTAACGTCAAAGTGAACTGAAGTATAACCTCTTAGCTTTGCTAATTCTTTTATGCCACCGAGCATAATAAGGAGTTGTCTGTCTTCTAAGCCATCAATTGATTTAGGTATTTCTTGACCCCTGATAGAAAACCAATCCTTGTTTGGATATAAAAATTCAGGTTTTATCATAGCTCTCCAATTTATAGAGCCATCATCATTAAATTTATAATCTATATTTTCTAATAGGCCATGCTCATTTCTCTTATAAATGTCTGGACCATATTTTTTTTTGGGCTGCGCTTTTTTAGTTTTGCTCATATATATAAAAATACTCTGATTCTCTCCAATAATCAGCACTATCAATCACTTTATCACTATTGTCAATATTATTTTTCCAATGAGCATAACTTGAGTATTTTTTACCATTTGCAATTAAGTGTTTAGTGCATAAAAACCTGCTTTTTGATGTCACTTCATCTGGTTTTTTAGAATTACCATTATAGTGCTTAACGACTAAATCAAAATATTTGTTTCTAACAGCAGATAAGTGTTCTTTTTCATTAACTAAGATCACTGGATTAATATTAAGTGATTTTAAATCATTAAAATACTTGTCTGGTATTAAATCATCATCTGGATGCACAAAAAGAAAGATGTTTTTTATATTTTTAGATAAAAAGCTAATATTTTCTATATTAATTACTTCTTTTGTAAATATTGTGCATTTATGTTTTTTGCAAAACTCTGTAAAAGCTTGTTCATTAAAACCATAATCTACTCTTAAAAAAATTTCCTGGTCATTGGCCGTTTGTATATTACAAAATGAATTAGGTACAACTTCAATGATAGTCTGATTAAAAGCTGAGCCTTGATAAATTGTTTTAAAATTAACTTTTGCTTTTTCTTTTTTTAGTAGATCTATAACGGATTGAGCGATTTTTTCTGGTTTTATGTTATTTATTTGTTGTTTTGGGTCAACATTACTAAAACAAGGGTTTTTGTCCCAATTAGGTTCTAAATTTACATTTATAGCTGAGCTTGAAAACAAAGGCTTATTTATATTCGCATAAATGTTACCAAATAAAGTCACAGTAGGTTTTTTTCTTAAGCTAGATAAATGATTTAAAGCTCCATCAACTCCAATATGCAATAAACCGTTTGAGATAATATAAGCTTGCTGTTTAAAAGGTATATTTATAAATTTATCAACTCCGTTTATCTTAGATTTGCCAGATATCTGAACGACTTTTACATTATGTTTTTTTAAAAATGGCTTCAATATAAAAAATACTATATCATAGTTTTTATAATATTTTGATTGATTTTCATCATCAATAGATATGGTTATATAGTTATCAAACTCAATTGGGAAAAAGTGATTATTAATTATAGGTTTTGATATTTTAACGCCTAAATTTTTAGCGTATTCTCTTAGTAAATGTGGCATTTTAATTAACTGAAAACTGCATTTTATCTTTAGCGTTATGAATATAACTTATATGCTTTTGAGTTGTGGAGTGGGGGTAAAATATTGCTTCAAAGTACCCTTCATGATCTGATATGCCTTCCATTAAAAATGTATCCTCTACAATAGGAGAGTAAGGTAAAAGCTTTTCAATATAAGGGTTGTCATCTATATATGGAAAATACTTATTTTGCGTAAAAACGTATATTTTATGCTTTTTATAATTATTTTTTAGATTTTTTAGCAAAGAATTTACCAGTAAAACATCAGTTTCCGATTGAGGTATTACTACAGCTATTCTTTTTGATTTTTTCTCATCGCCCAAAAACTTACTTAAATCTGGTGTCGTGTATTTAGCTTTTTCTTGTATGGCAACATTTTTAAAATATGTTACAATTTCTTGAGGTGACATACCGCCTTGCATTTTTGCCATCCAATGTTTAAATCCACCAGAATTTTTATCTACATTGTCGTTTAGAATCTCTTTATATATATCTATTAAAAATTCATCTTTGGTCACATAATTTTCTTTTGGAACATAATCAGGATTAAACGGACATTTTTTGAGATCGTAGTCATATTCAACTTCTGGCATTGCATCAATAATCTTTTCTAATTTAGAACCAATCACAGGAACTGAAAAATTATCTATTACCCATTGTCTTGATTTTTCTCCCAAAGACTTTCTTTCAGACTCAGTCATCTTCCAAACTTTTTCTAAGTTTTCAAAAATACTTTTTGGAGATGTAGATGCTTTTATAAATTGAGTTCCAGGCTCCCTATATTCAGTCCAATCTAAAGGTAACCCACCGCTTTCCTCTGAGCAACTATCCTCTCCACATGAGTAATTAGTTACTAAAGTTATCAATTCTGTTAATTTAGCCTCTTGAACAGGTATTTCTTGCCCTCCACTTGTAAAAGGATGACAATATACATCCATTAGGTTATAAACTTCATTTAACTGCTCCTCAGTTACACCTCTACCAGTATTAGTTGTATTTACCGTTTTTTGCGAGCCGCATTTTTGACAATTTTGCTCTTGTCCAGAAAATGATCTGACTTGATAGTCCCCACATTTAGAGCAAACATAAGTAGTCAAAATATCAGAAAAAGATATGTTTTTTTCTTCCAACATTCTGCCTATATCCCATCCCTCTGACCAGTGTGTATGTAGTAAAAGTTTGGCTTTTGGCTCTACTTTTTTGAATAATTTATAGCCATCTAATATATTTGGAACGCTTTTTCTTAGTTGGTTTCTAAAGACAAATCCAATTATGTACTCATTGCTTAAATTATGTCTAGATCTTAAATTAGAGCGGGTTTCATCACAAAATCTGTAAAAACAGCTTGTATCTAAAGACCCTCTTAATGTTTTTATGTGTGTATAGCCTAACTTTTTAAATGCATCTTCTGCAAAAGTGGACCAAACAAAGTAATTTTTTACTTTCGGTGCAAAATCCACAGCTTGAGGTAGTAATGGCAAACTGTCTAAAGTTGTCCAAACCATAGTGTTTATTTTATTCCACCAAGGTTTATTTTGATACCCACCAAAAGCCCAAATATCCTCTATACCTATGTAAACATCAGGTTTAAATTCTTCTATGGCTTTATCTACTAATTTGTTACCATAGCCCTCTGCTCTTTGTTGTTCTGCATTTAAACCCTGTAGTTCATTTTGAGGTGGCAAAGCGCCTCTACAAGTCCAAGGCACATTTTCTGTCGATGGATCTTGCCAGTGAACGCCATTCGCTAATTCTACAATATTATATTTACCAGTATTAAATAAATATCTTAAAATATTTTTTTTGTTTTTACCGAAACCAGTAAAAGCCCTGCAAAAATTAGAGTGAATAAGAACAGTTTTCTTTTTCATCTACCTGTTTTGCTCCAAAGACTCTTTATAGCTTTTAGCTTTTTCAAGACGATGTAAGTATAGCTCTTGTAGATAGACCCTACAAAACTCTAAAAGACCATAAGCTTCAGACATCTCTACCCCTATGCCAAACTTGTTAGCTGAGTTTCTAGTTACTCCAAAAGAGAAAGCTTTTGTGCCGTCTTTTTTAGTGTAAGGCTTAAAAGATATAGAGGTTTTATTGTCTTGATAGGAGTGAAAAGCAGAGAATTCACAATAGTTCTCTATTGCATTAATTAATCCACCTATCTCTATCTCATTTAACTTCAAAGATAGAGAGTTGTCTGGATTTTTTGCGTTTTCAGAAAAAGATCCAGTTCTTGTTTTATCGTTCCAGGAAAACTGTTTTATGGCCCTTACAAATACACAAGGCTCTTTATTTTTTTGATTCGGGCCTATATCAAAACTAAAAGCGCACCCACTGTTTTTCGAATTGGGTTTGTAATACTGTACAATCATGTAGGATATTAGGCATAATTAGCCTTTTTTCTACACGATTAAATGTATTTGTTTTATTTTTGAGCTTTTTTTATTTGATCAGCTGTAGGAGCGCCTTTATCTCCTTTTTTACGCATTTTTTCACCTGAACCACTTTTAATGCGCTGTCTTTTTTTTCTAATATTTTCCCAAAGGCTGCTATTTATTTGCGTTTTTTTTTTCTTTTTCTTTCAGAATTTGGTCATGCCTTTTCATGAATTCCTCGTGATTTCTTCCAGGCATGTAAACAGGCTTACCATCTTTTCCTCTATGCATATGAACACCTGTTAAACCTAATTTTTTGCCCTCTTCAATTGCCTCTTTTGCTGTTGGTTTTCCATGAGCCATTGGGTCCATCGCCGCTCTCATTTTCATTTTATCATCCTTTTTAGGCATATCCATAGCTTTCATTTTTTTATCTTTTTCAGGCATATCCATGGCTTTCATTTTTTCATCCTTATCTTTCATATCCATAGCCTTCAGGCTATTTTTAACTCTTTCATCTAATTCAGGATAAGGTCTTCCAATGCTAGCCTTAGTTTCTTTATCTTTGCCGTAATGGTGAGCTTTATTCTTTTTATCCTTACCATAATGATGAGCTTTACCTTCTTCTTTCATTTTTTTAAGAATAGCTTTCTGTAAAGCGGGAGGAAGTTTTTTCTGTTTTTCAGTAAGTTCGCCGTTTGAATTTTCCATCAACATTGATCTATCCTTATCGTACTGAACAGCACATGCTTTCATTGTATTGTCCATATTCATATCTTTCGTGTCTACCATTTCTGCATCATTCATAACGCAGTGGCTCATATAAGATTTGAATACTTTACCTTCTTCTTCGTCCATTTTTTTATTTTTGGACATTTTTTTATCTCTAGCTTCGCTCATTTTAGTTTGTGGTGTGTTGTATATAAAAAATAAATCTTCATCATTCCATGGACCTTTACCGTCCAGGAATTCATTACCAACGCTCAAAGAGGCTTTTTTAGATACTTTTTCAAATTGAGATATGCAAACAGCAACTCTTTGATCGTTACCCTTAAACTCTCCTTTTGTAGACAAATCAGCAACGCATCTGCTTATAAAATCAGAGCGTTTTTCCTTATCATTTGGAGATGGGAGTGGCATATATACAATAATTACACCTTTTTGCCAAAAATAGGCTCTGTAATTAGGTTAAATAAGAATTTTTTATTATCTAAAAAAATGTCTAAATTTTTAAATTTTGACAAACAATTGTTAAACTCATTAGAGATATCTATTATTACGTCCAATCTAGTGGATTGAAACATGTAAACCTCTCTTAAATAAGAAAACAAAAGCTCTAAAAGCTTTTTTTTAGTTTGCATGATATAAAGCTTATCGTAAAAAGGTTGATCATGTACTATGTTGTAATAACGATAAAATTTATTTAAGATTTCTTCTTCTAATTCTTTTTTAACGCCAAAGCTTAAAAATATGTCTACTAGATCTAATAATGGGTGGTATAAACATGTATTTTCAAGGCAATTGAAATAAAAAAGATTCTTTGAAAAGTAAATAGTGTCTAAGGACAAAGATGAAATACAAGTTATTTCTTTATCTAAGTTTGGAATATTACTCAGTAGATCTTTTGATATTTGTTTTTGTATTGAAACTATTTTATTATAATTAGAATTTGTCTTTATAGAATTTTTAGCTGTCTCAGAAAATGTTTTTTCTATATTTGAGTAATTTACAAAATTCGAAAGTACTGTTTTATATTTTATCTTAGATGGTTTTGTTTGACAAAAAAATTTATAACAGTCTAGAAAAGATTCTAAGTTATCTAAAAGAAGACCTCTGCCTAAATTCCTTATAGAAAAACAATTTGGAAATTGGAAAAGTAAACATGTTATTTCTTTATCCAACTTAACTTTACCATAATATTTAACAATTCCAGATGCTATACCCTGGGTTTTTTGTAAAATAAAATTTTCTCTTTCTAAGATTTTTGAATCACTATCAAATGAAATTTTAAGATAAAAAACCTTTTTGCATTTTGTAATTAATTTATAGCAGTCATAATTTTGATCATTGCTTTCGTGGTAAAAATTTAGAATATCTAAATCTATATTTATTTTAGTTAATAGAAATCTAATGAATGTTTTTATAGAGTCCCAGTCTTCAGAAGAATTTATTATGTAAGTTCGGTTATTTAATAAATGAAAGTCCACTTTTAAACACAAGTTATAGTTTTATTTATAACTTTGATTTCTACTTTTTCAACATTTCTATTTTTAACTATATAATGAGACAAAGGAACTTGAATTAGTCTTTTAACTAAATTTTTAATATCTCTAGCATGTGTTTTTTGAGATTTTAATTCATTAAAAATGCATTTTTTTATTGTAGGAGAATATTTGAGTATAATATTCTTATTAGCAAGTCTTTCTTTGACTAGCATTAACTCAGTAGAAATTATTTTTAACAAGTCATTTGGCTTCAAATCTTGAAACACAAGAGTTTCATCAATCCTAGATATCAATTCAGGTCTAAGATATTTGTGTAAAGCTTTTTTATATAAATCTTCAATATTTTCCTGCTCTTGTACAAATCCCATGCTTCTTTTGCTTTTTTCTTTGAAGCCTATATTTGAAGTCATGACTATAATTGTATTACTAAAATCTATATGTCTATTTAAATTATCAGTGCAATAACCCTCATCAAGTATATGCAATAGTAGATCTAAGATTTTACTTTCGCATTTTTCGATTTCATCAAAAAGTATTACTGAATTTGGGTTATTTCTAACGTACTCTGTCAATAATCCGCCTTCTTCATAACCAATATATCCAGCATTCGCTCCAATAAGCTTAGCCACCCCAGTTTTATCTTGATACTCACTCATGTTTAATTGAATGAATGATTTAGGATTACCAAAGTAATACTTAGATATTTTCTTTGCCGTGTGAGTTTTACCCACACCTGTACTGCCAACTAATAAAAAATTACATAAAGGTTTATTTTTATCGTTTAACCCAACTTTAGCGCAAGATAAGGCATTATAAATTTTGTTTAAAATTTCATCATGGCCGAAAATCTCAGATTTCATATTTTTTAGAAAAGAAGAGAACATTTTTGATTTTTTAGCTATAATTTTATGAGAAACACCAGTTTTTTCACTTATAACTTGGACTATATCCTTATATTTTACTCTTTTTTTCCTGCCTTTATTATCAAAGCTTTTAGCCATTGTTTTTATGTAATCTTTCAAGATTTCAGTAAAAGCTTCTTCATCTATATCTTTTTCAGATTCTGCTTTTTTTAATAATTCAGAAAAATGCCTCCTGGCTTTTCTAACCTCATTAGATTCTTTCCTGTATTGTATTTTTGTTTTAGCTCCGACTTGATCAATTACATCAAAAGCTTTATCGGGAAAGTTTTTATTACTTAAAAACGACTCACACAAGTTTAAGATATTATCAATATCTTCTTCTTCATACTTAACGCCGTGAAAGTCTTCGTAATAAGGTAAAGCATTAGTAATTATATTTTTAGTTTCTGCTTTTGAAGGCTCTTCAACTTTGATTTGTTCAAACCTTCTCTTCATTGCTGAGTCTTTTTCAAAAAACTTTTTATATTCTTTAGGTGTTGTAGCACCTATACATTTTATTAAACCTCTGGCTAGAGCTGGCTTCAGCATGCTTGATGCATCTATTGCGCCTTCTGAGTTTCCAGCACCTATGATTGTATGTATTTCATCAAAAAACAGTATGAGATGATCTTCATTTTCTACTTCTTTTAGTAGCGCTTTAAATCTACTTTCAAACTCTCCTCTATATTTAGTACCAGCTATCATTGAGCTAATGTCCACAGAAAATATTTGTGTTAAAGACATGTGTTGAGGTACTTGTTGATTAACTATTTTTTGAGCCAAACCCTCAATTATAGCAGTTTTACCTACGCCAGCTTCACCGACTAAAATAGAATTGCTTTTATTCTTTTTTGATAATATTTCAATAAGTTCATTTATTTCACAATCCCTACCTGAAATTACAGGATTTTTTTTACTTAGAAACTCATGATTCAAATTAATACAATATTTATCTAAAGACCCGCTTGATCCAGCAGATTTATGCTCTTTAATTCTCTTAGTTTTTTTTGTTTTTCCCTCTATATGTAAAATATTTTTAACTTGATCTCCTGAGGGTATGCTTGTTTCTAAAACATGAGATTCAATTATATCTTTTACATATTGCAGGTCTGTTCCATTTTTAATCAAAAATTCTACAAAAGAGCCGCTCATATCTATTATGACATATAAAATGTGTTCAACTCCTATAAAATAACTGTCAAAGTTATCAGAAAACTCTTTAGCAAAAAATATTACTTCGTTTATTTCATCGTCCCAGCCCTGCTTTTTATTATTGAATAAGTCTGGACTGGTTTTACAAAAATCTTCAAATTTTTTCAAAAACTTTTTATTATTAAAATCTACATTGTAGGATTTTAACTTCATTGCACAACTATCAGATAAGTTTGTTATGCAAGCGTAAGTTAAATGAGAAACGTTTACAAGTGTATGATTTTTAGATTCAGCAAAAGATTTTGCATCTTTTATACACTTTTTAGCTTTTGGAGTAAGATTATAATCTGTTAAACCCATCATAATTATTTACACTACTTTATGTCAGAAAGCTTCATATAGATTTTATCTTTTAGCGGAATTATCTTATCTATAAAGACAACATCATCAGAAACTGTACCATGTATTATCACTATGTCTGTTTTTTTTGGTAATTTTTTACCAGAATTCATATAATTTGTTAATCTTTGTTCTCTACCTGAATCCAGGAATAATGCATTAACAGTGCCACTTTCATCTTGTAATTGTAGTCTAGCATATTTATTACCATTTTTACTAGTTCTTTTTATTATATCTATAAGAACACCAACAAACTTCACATTTGAAATATCAGGCATGAAGTTATCTCTGTCATCTATAATTTCACCTGCTGATGTAAAATCATCACCGCAATCAAATATATCCCTAAGGTTGTGTGAGTAACTATATCCAAGAAGCTTTTCTTCAAAATGCCAGTTTGCATACTTTAGGTGGCTTTTATTCATCTCATAAATATTTTTATAAGGCTCGTATTTTTTCTTGAATGTTTGGAATCTACGATCAGTGAACAACGCTCTGTTATCATCTCCAACAGATTTACTTTTATAGCTATCATGTATTGAGGTTAGAATGTCAAAATCATACTTTTTACCTAGCTCTATAAAATTTCTTTTTTCTCGATCTGTTAAGATATTGAATGTTTGAGCTTCAAGAACTAATCGGCATCTATTTGTAGAAACAAAAGAGTCTAAAAGACCTGCTTGTATTAAAGCAGATAAAACACCAATGTTGAGACCTGCTTGCTTAGCTGAAATAAAAACTTCATATTTATTGTCAAAAGAATCTTCTCTAAATTCTAGGAGAGACAACAAAACTTTATCTGAAACACCTTTGATTGAATTTAAACCATATCTTATATCTTTACCCTCTATCTTAAAATCAATATCAGATTTATTTAAGTCTGGAGGCAGAAGTTTTATATCAAAGTAAGAAAGCTCTTGGCTTATCTTTGCTATTTCTTCATGGGAATTAGGTTCGTATTTAGCGTACTTCAATAAGCTTAAAAAGAACTCCTGAGGATGATTGAATTTTAAGTAAACAGTTACGGCAGCTAGATAAGCATAACTTATAGAGTGAGATTTGTTAAAAGAGTAGTTTGCAGAATCCTCGGCAACTTTCCACAAAACTTCACCTATCTTGGGGTCTAATTTATTTTCTTTTATCTTATCATCAATTTTTGCTTTCCAAGCTGGCATCTGATCAACTTTTTTCTTGCCAATAATTCTTCTTAATTGTTCAGATTCGTCTAGACTAAACCCTACTTTTACAGCCATCTTCATCAACTGCTCTTGGTACAACGGAATGCCTCCAGTATAGCTCAATATGTCATCAAAATACTCGTGAACAGACTGGAACTCACCAGTCCTAACATAATCAGCATATAGATCTTTAAAATCTAAAGCCCCAGGTCTCGCAATAGCTACAACCGCAGATAATTGTTCCAGGTTTTGTGGGGCTATAGTTTGACAAACCTTAAAGTTTGTTTCAGCTTCAATTTGAAATAATCCTTGAGGACTTTTCAATATTTTTAACGCTGCATAGATTGATGGGTGATGAGGATCTATAGATGATTGAGTTATACCTAACTGCTGGCAAACATCATTGACAACAGATAATGTTCTAAGACCTAGTATATCAAACTTGACGCTCAAACTAGCGACATCATTCATATCATATCCAGAAACTAAAGCTCCATCATTAGTTAACTGTAGTGGCATTATGTCATTTAAATCATAATATGATATTGAAATACCTGAAGGATGAACTCCTGTATTCTTATTAAGACCTTCTAACTTTTTGGCTATTTCAAAAGCTTTGCTGTATTTTTTTGCATGCTTTTTAAAAGACTCACTTTCTTCATAAGCAACATCTAAAGATGCAACTTTACCAAAGTGTTTTGGTATGCTATCGCTAATTATGTTTACATTAGTCTCAGAAAGCTCTTCTACTATCTTGCCACACTCTTTCATGCATAGCTTTCCACTAAGAGTATTAAGTGTTAAAATTTTAGATGTTCTACCTTTAAATTTTTCTTCAATATATTCTATGACTTCAGCTCTTCTGTCGTAAGAGATATCGTTATCAACATCAGCAAGCAAACTTCCATCAAGATATATTTCTCCCTTGTGTTCTATTTTTCTAGCTCGGCTTTTAGATACAAATCTCTCAAAAAATAAATCATGCTCTATTGGGTCTATATCAGTGACTCCGATTACGTAAAGAACTAATGATCCCGCAGCGCTACCTCTACCAGCTCCAACTGGTATTTTATTTTCTATACAAAAGTTTATAATGTCCCAGTTGAGTAAAACATAATCAATAAAACCAAGCTCTTTAAATATATCAAGTTCCTCTTTTAGCCTACCGTAGTAAACCTTAGCATTATCTTTTGTGTCTATACCTTTTTGTTTAACTTTTTCAAAGCAAAGTTTTCTTAAAAATTGATAATTACTTGCATCTTGTGTAGCTCCAACTTCATCATAGTATTTTTTTTCTATGTTAATTTTTGGTAGTTTTACTCCAACTGGAAATGGAACATCATAAGCTGTATATTCTTTTATGTTCATAACTCTAAATCAAATAATTGTTTTTTGAAGATCTTAAAGTTCATTTCAATATCATACATGGCATCATGAAGCTTTTTAGGATCATGCGGTATGTTATATTTTTTTAACAAAAAACCTTGAGATGTTTTTAGACCTCTTTCTTTATAATTTAAAAGTCTGTACTGCCAAGTTATAAAGTTTTCACCGTTGTATGGTATTTCTTTTGCTATGGCTGTAGCTAAAGCCTTTGTATCAACAATTCTATTTATATATTCTTGATTTAAATCGCGAGACATCGCTCTACGCCAAACGTCAACCATATAGACATCAAAGCCTAATAAATTTTGACCTACAATCAAGTTTCTTTTGTCGAAAAGAACTTCAGAAAACTCCTCCCAAACCTTATTAGGAGCCAAGCTTTTTTTATTATATTCTTTCATAGAAAAGCCTGTGACTTTTGCAGCACCTTCTGACACATTTAGATTAGGCCAATGAATAAATCTATCGCATTTTGCAATTATGTTATTACCTTCTGCTAAAATCCAGGCAATTTGCCAAGGTCTAGATTTTATTAAATTTAGACCCTCAGTCTCAGTATCGAAAATTACATACCTTTGTTTTTTATCAAATCTTAAATTATTATTTGTCATCAGCTAATTCTGTATATGATTCAAAACAAAACTCGTCACTACCAAAGTGGTCTAAATTTGGACAGCTCAAAGTAGAAGGTCTGCCAAATTTTCTGCCACAAATTATTTTGTATGTTTGTAGAGCTTCAACATCATTTTTATTTTCATAAAGGATGGTTTTAACTTTTTCAACATGATGGTTGTCTTTGCAGTATTCATCCACATATTTATTAAGTATTTTATCAAAAGGCAAATTATTATTTTCTACCCAAAAGCTTGGGTTTATGTTTGTAAAATCAGGCACACAATTTTTTAAGTAAAATTTATTTTTATAAATAAAAGAATCATAAAATGGTATTACTAACCCTAAATTATCTTGCTCCCAAATAGAATTTAAGTAACTAAAATCTACCTTGCTATTACCTTCAAGTTCTTTGAAGGAGTAAATTTTATTTAAAACTTTACAGCCATCATCATTTTTTGCTAGTATTACAATTTTGTGATCTGAATTATAATCATCTTCTTCTACATCGTTACAGCAAGTTAACCTAAGGCCAAACACTAAATGAATATTAAGTTCTTTGCATAAGTTATGGCACTTTACAAAGCCAGTCATAGAGTCTTCAACTAATAAAAGAAACTTATTTTCCTGGGTTTTATGAAGCTCTAATATTTTCTCTATAGTTAATATACTTTTACCTATTGAGTATGTTGATTTGAATACTGGGAGCATTCCGTAAGAGTATCATCCATTATTCTGTTGTCAATAACAATGTGCAGGGCAACCCTCATAATATTTAATTTCATATGTGCAGCCATCTGGGATTAGATCCTCTGTAAAATCTTCTTCAAAATAAGAAGCTATAACATCTCCATTTTTATTTTTGACATGATAGTAAAAAAAATCAAATTTCATAGAACAGTGCCATTTGGGGCTGCCATCTAACTTAAGTTCTCCTTTTTGTTTAGCAAAACCACAAAGTAACTTGCCAGTAAAAGAGCCATCATTAGGAAAACCTTTATAAGCGGCAAAATTAGATTCGGCATGCTTACGAGAAAAATTATCTAAATACTTTTGTATTTCTGTCAATTGCAGCTCAAAGCCATATAATTCCTCATCATCTAAGGGTTTCATTTGCATCAATCCTGAGTTGGATGACTGATTATCTAAATCAAATTTTAAAAATAAAAATTCACTTACTCTTTCGGAATATTCTGGAAATAGATTTTTTACAGCAAGACTGTACATTAGGTCTTGTAAGTTGTCTGTTGCGTCCTTACCTTTGAAAACAGACTTACTTGTTTTAAAGTCTCTAATCAAAGCAAACTTTTTCTTCTTATAGAGAAATAACTTGTCTATAAACCCTCTTATCTTATAGGATACTTCTCCATCATTTTTAACTATTTCAAAATCTTTTTCAGAATATTCTTTTGTTGGTTTACCTAAGTCGCCGCCAAAGAAATCATAAGTTAGACCATTATAGGTCATTTCTTTTATAAGCTCTATGTTTTCAGGGTCGTCTACTTCATCTCTAACAGCATGTTTCATGACGAGCCTTTTTATAGATGGAACTGCAAAGATGTCTTGAGCTTTTACAATTTTGTTATAATATTTTTTCCTCTTCTTCTCTCCTAGTAGTTCAAAGATTAAATGGCATATAGAGCCTCTCTTAGCGCCATCATTACTTTTATCAGGTAAATTTAGCTTGTACTTACACCAATATAGCCAAGAACAAGACTGTGCGGTCTTAATTCTGCTTGCAGAAAGTGGTGTCTCAGGACGATTCATTGCTTAACACTAACGAAGTCTTTATCTCTTTTTTAGTGAAGCAAGTTTTGTTGTCTTTAACAAATTTTAAAATATATTCTAATTGTTTTAATTGTTCTATCTCTTGAGATAACCAATCATTTAAATTATATTTTGCTACATGAGCATCACCAAAATCATTATATGGTTTTGGTGGGAATTTTACACTTAATATATTTAAATCAAAGTATTGTGATAATTTTAAATAATTTTTAATAGCCGCAATAAATCCTCTATTGTCCTCACTATTGTCGTCATTATTAGTAGAAATAATAATCCGATTGATTGGCATACTACTAAGATAAGAAATAATATTGCTGTTAACAGACAAGCCAAAAATAACCAAAATGTTTTTAATGCCTTGTTCATATAATGCTAATGCGTCTCCTATGCTTTCAACTAAAATTACTTCTTGTTTTTCTAAAATAAACTCAGATACTTCAGTTTTTATATTAAAAACTGGGTAAACCCAGCTATTTCTTTTACCTATGTGTTTCCATTTAGGATAATCATTATTGTCATCAACTTTTCTTCCTGAAAATCCAATAATTTGTTTTTCTCTATTATATATAGGAAACACCATTCTTCTATACATTTTGCCTACACCAGCTAATCCAACATCAAACTTTTTTTGAGTTTCTTCTGATATAAGTTTATTGTTATAAAATTTATAATTTGGGAATAAATTTTGCAGACAGTCTTCAGGGTAAATTTTTTCCATTTCTAATGCAGCTTTTTTCTTGTAAGTTTTTACATCACTAAGATTTACTTTAGATAATACACTTTTTAAGTCTGTGCTATTGTCTTTTAAGGTCGCTTTAAGTAAAGCCTCAAAAGGTTTAGATCCTTTGTTTTCAACAAAATCCATCCATACGCCTGTATTCTTGTAGATTTTTAAGGCTGTTTTATTGTCTCCATCCCTATAAAGAGCTTGAGTTCTCCAGTGATCACCGCAGTCAATTAGCTTGTAGCCTAAGCTCTCCAATATCTCCTGGAATTGTTCAGAACTGGTCAAAGTCTGGGATTGTTTCTTCATCTCCTTCTGTATTCAAGTCAACTTCTCCATTTAATCTTCTAGCTATATCTCTTAAGTCACCACACTCACTTATATTAAAATTATTAAAATTTAAGTTAATAGAATTTTTTCTTAAAGTGTCATTGATTCTAACTGGCTCAACTGCGCCAGCAATGTCGCTACCAAGGTGTCTTGCTTTTACATTTATCAATTTATGAGTACCAAACTGCGGCCCTTCTAGCTCTATTTCATCTGCGGTTTTGTTTCTTAATATAAACATGTGGGAACAGAATTGAGTGATTCTATCTGATAGTGAAACAATTGATTCATCATCAACTATTGACTGAGCTGTTCTGTTATTTGTTATGCCATACCTGTTAGACTGAACAGAAGTAATCATAGGTATAACAGGCTCTCCTTCATATATGATTTCTTTTTGAACACACTTCTTAAATTTATCCACCATTTCTCCAACTATCTGCCACTCTGACTTATTAGCGGATGATTCTGATGTTGTTTTAATGTAATCAAAAGAGAAAACCATTTTGTTTCCCCTTCCTACTTTTGAGTAATAAAACCTTTTAAGGGTGTTGACCATTGAATCAACATCCATGCCACCAACATTATAGTAATAAAACTTTAATTCTTTTATTTTAGGCCAAACACTTCTTACTTTATCAACTACATCTTTACCAGCTTGTCTCCATTTACCGCTTTCTAAAAGATGCATGGGTACGCCAGACAATGCTGCACATTGTCTCATTATAAGCTCCTCCTTACTCATTTCACCGTTGTCAAAATGCAATACAGGTACATCATACTCAAGGCTAACTTTAGTGGAGTAGTCCATGCAAAACTGAGTTTTTCCAACTCCAGATCTAGCTACTATAACAGTTATGTTTCCTGCTCTTAGTAATGATCCATAGATCTCGTTAACTTTAGGATGTGGCCCCATCATTCCAAATTCTGTCAATGGGTTGTTGCCTCTATCTTCCACCAAGTCCTCCATCTCTTCGTAGATGTTAACTGGAGTGTCGTTGCCTAACTCATAAAGATTAATCCTGGAATTATATATTGAGTCAGAAGCCTCAACTATGTCTCTGTAAGAAGCCTCTGGAGGCATTTTTTTCATCTTACGAGCTATTTGTTCAGACGACGCTAATATTTCTCTTCTTATAGAATATTTTTTTAATTCTTTCGCTGTCTTTATTACATTACCTTTTGGAACTTTTCTTAAAGCTAATGACTTAATATAATCAGATGGGTTTAAATTATCTTCAAAAGATAATCCTACCTCGTTAACTCTTTGAGCTATAATTATTTCATCTATATCATCGCCAGCATTGACTGCTTGCTCTACTATCCTAAAAATCGTTGAATTTAATGAACTTTGATCAGAATAAAAATCTGAAACAGATATAAAGTTACATATCTCTGTTAGTGAAGCAGGGTCTTTTAATAAACCTGCTAACAGCTGTTTTTCTAACTCGTAAGAATATATCATTCGACTTCTTCAGGCTTTTCATCTCGATTTATAAAACCTTCTAAAGCTTTAAGAAGAGCGAGTTCTGTCATTGAACAATCAAACCTCTGGTAAATTAAAGGCTGTCCGTTTTCAGAGGATACAGCCATTATAATTCCTTTATACTTATCTATCCCCCCAGATAATTCATATAACTTATCAACCATTTCAGAGGGGATGCTAAATTCCGCCTCTACATCGTCATCTTCTATCATAGGTATATTTGTTGATCCACAAAAAGAGATGCTGTTATTTCATCTTGTGGATATATTTCTGCTAATTTTATATTATTGCTTTTGCAAAACAATAGTTTGTCTTCGTCTCTTTTGAGCTGATCGCAATACTTAAATCTATTCTTATGAAAAAATTTAACATATTTCGTATGCTGCTCTCCTTGAACTTCTACTGCTACTTTTTTATTAGCGTTGTAAAAGTCTAAAGTCAATCTAGTTCCAACAACTCTAAATTCTTCAAATACAATATCGTGTATCCAAAATGGCTTTAAAAATTGTTTTACTCTAGTTTGAAACTTGCTTCTACTGGGTTTATCCCAGTTTATGAGGTATTTTTTTGCGTTTTTTAGATTTCTTTCTCGGCCATATACATCAATAAATTTCATCAGGAAATCTCTTGAATGTATTTTTTAAAATAATCAAAAAGAAAATTAGAGATAGTTGGGTTGTCCTCTATATACTTAAAAACTTTATTCATGCCTTGAATTTTTTCTGGAAATTCCAACTTATTTTCTAACAGAAGATCTTTAAAATCATCAGTGATGCTTATCCAAGCGCCACTCTTTTTAATGAATTCAAAAGACTCCAAAAGATTTACAATTTCTTTTTCAATCCATATTGATGTGCCTCCTTTTCTACCATATCTTATGGGGTATGTTATTTTTTGATTAGTTTTCTCATTAGGAGATTTTTTTACTGTCACCTTAGCATGAACTCCAATAATTGGATTTGTTTTTGGGTCATGTTTTTTTGTTGGGTCTTCTAGAATTTGATCTCCAGCAAATCTTGGATCATATTCTATAATCCAGTTAGCGAAATGCAAAAGAGCGTTTCCGCCTGTGGCTGTAGTTTGTCTAATAGGAGCTTTGCTATAAGGATCAAGCTTTATATCGGCCCTAACTTGAGATATAAAAATAGCCATGTGACCTCTTTTAGCTAATTTAATAGACATCTTTTTCATGAATGTAGCAGCTACAACTGCCCCACCTGCAACTTTTACAGAATCTTCATATCCTTTTGCTTTGTCATTTTTTAGTATTAAGCCATCAACAGAATCTAAAACAAAGCAGTACTTTATGCCTGTCTCGTTATGGTCAATAAGTTTTGTTATTATTTCAGCGACCGCTTCATAGATATTGCTTTCAAAAACAAAGCAAGAACCGTTTTCCCATTCATTGTGTTCTGTTACAAATTTTAAACCAGATCTTTCTTTCATTTCTGGAGATAGCCTACCTTCAGCTTTGATATAGAACCCTCTTGAGTTAGGCACGGTTTCCAAAAAGTTTTTCATAACCTGTAATGACTCAGATGTTTTACCACCT